GCAGCCTCCACAGCTAGAGAGTAACAACGCTTACGAAGAATCCGTACTTCCTCAGCAGTCTTATACGCAGAACTACGTAGATGCTTTCTCCGCCACCTACTGTTGAAGATCTTGTCAAGCCAGGTGGTGTCTTGGCGGTAGTTCAGCTCATACGGCATGAACACCGTGAAGTCACTGTTACTCATGAGTGGATCTCGTGCTCTAGTTCGTACTCAAGTTGAGCAAGACCCATAGCCAATTCACTTGCCTTTTGTTTGGCGATACTCCCACCTGGTACAGCGTTCATAGAGTGGAGGTTGTCGTCAGCGAGACTGCTGAAACGGCTAATACGTTCTAGGATATCGGACTTAGTAAGCATCTTGGAAAGCCTCCAACCATGCTGCATACATAGCAGCACACTGGCGAACTTCTTTTCTCAACTCATCCCTAAACTCTTGGTCTGTCAGATTTCCATGGCGATATTCATTGATTGCCTTATCGATCTCACCTACTTCTTCACCTGTGACTGTAGTCCACTCCAACAAATCATCCCAGGTCTTACGCTCCATCGAGCCACCATGAGAATCATGGAGATCATGAGCACGCTTTCTTTCGTGGTCAATCTCTCGATAGGTAGTAGACCGAGAAGGGTCACCAAAGAAGTCTTCAAACTTAGGCTTTCTCATTATTCAATCCCCTTTACTCCTCGTAGATACTTGTACTTCTTCCCATCCCTCAAATACTTCTGCAACCGTTCCTTATCCTCATCCGTCATCTCATCCCAGGCAATTGTCTTTTGCCCAGTACCTTCCATTACCGGGATAATGAATCTATCTGTCTGATGAGTGCCCTTATTCGGTAGGATATCCAAGATCTCAGCAAGGATAGCTTTTCTCCTACCTTCATTCTCGTCCGCTTGCCCTTTGTGATAGATATATGCCCTCGCCAACTCGTCAAGCCGGTCCTTAGCACTATCGTCCAATTCAACCACGGCAGTGTCTCCCCCTTCCACTCCATCTCCCACGGATGATGCCTGGTTATCTGGCCTGAGGTGGAGATACCGGCATGGGAAATGTCTAGAGTCGTAGCACGGTCGTTGCGATTCAAGGATATCTTCACCCTCAACCTCCTCTTTGATTTGAATCGCTTTAACTACAATATCGGCGTATGGAATGATGGGTTCGGCTACGAATTGCACATGGATCTTGCCTTGATCCTCACAATCCTTCTTCACGCCATTCTCATCGGGAGCGTAACCTTTGTTATATCCCACCCATAGCAACGGCAACCTCTCCCCGAACATCATCACAGAACCCTGCCAGCCATACTCCTCTATGACGTTCTGCATTCCGTGACGCACGAACCTCTTCCACAGGTCATGTGATAGAGCTTTGACTTCAACCACACACTTGACCACAGTGTCAATCTCAGCCCTGTAGTACTCACCCACCCCGTCAGGGTGGTAGCGGATGACCAGCCCCGGCGACGTCTCTGTACGTCTGATCAGTTCGAGGGAGCCCTCTACCTGCCGGCTGTGGATGGTGACCCCATGCTCCTGCTCGATCTTCGCTAGGACCACAGGCTCAAGGTCGTGCCCCTCTTGGAACGCACGCTTGAGGTTGGGTGGGAGAGGGTTCGGGGTGTAGCCCTGGGCAGCTGCGATCAGGTCCCAAATACATGACGTCCCAATAGCGCTAGCCCTTAGTACAAGGTTGCAAGTACCATCATCGTAGTACTCATAGTAGGCAGGAGGTCGGTTATCTCCCTCCATATGTTCAAGGGTGGAGTCAGACACCAGCTAGTTCCTTAGCTTTGTCCTTCTGCTCAACCCAGAAAGATGGGACACTCGCCGGCTTAAACATGTGGATGGTGTAGTCGTTAGGAAGGTAACTGTGGTCCAGTGTCCAGATATTACACCCGACCTGTCTAGCAAACGACAGTACCCGATCTACGGTTAGTGGGCTAACATCTTCACACCAGTTAAACGTCATCCACTTCTTTGCCATGAACCACATATCGGTAAGGACTTGGTAGGGGTCTTGCCACATGCCAGTAACACCACTACCAATGACAAGATCATATGCATTCTCCCCAACAAGGTCAGCATGGGTATGAGAGTCTTGGCAGACAAACTTACCCAAGTTGCCATAGTTCTTTGTAGCGGAGTCAATGAACTCCTGCACGATATCGATACCTACGTAAGTGTAAGCTATGTGACTAAGCCAGGTGCTATCAAGAATCCCAGCTAGAAGACCAAGCCCACATCCAACATCAAGAATAGAACTTGGAATAGCCTTCCATCCTCGGGTGATAGCCTCGAATCTTATCCGCTGAGTGTAGTCATTAGCCCATCCAACAGCATTCGGGCCTTCTCCATGCTCGTGATACATATCCCCATAGACTTGCTTGAGGACGGCTAGCTGATCGTCGTACTTATCTTTGCGCATATGCTCTATTCCTCTTCCACTTCTCCCAAAGAATCAGCCCTGCCGCCCATATCCCTTCCCCCATTAGCGACCACCAAAGCACTAGAACTCCCCTTTCACTGGCCCCAACAACGACAGAAGCCCCCCCGACCACACAGGCCGAGGGGGCTAGCTATCTTGGGTTCGTAGCTCTTGGAACTACTTCTTGTTGGCCTTCTTCGCAGCTGCCTTCTTCGCAGCAGCGTCACGCCGGGCCTTACCGGCAGCCAGGTTCGACTCGACCGTGTCGGGATCGTAGACCACGTACAGGTCACAGACCTGGGTCACGTCGTCACGCTTCACCTTGTTGCCCTTGCCGTTGAGGACGTAGTTGCCCTCAGCGTCCGTCTTGTAGGCATCGGCGTTGCTCACGATGTTGTCGTCGTTGTCCACCCAGTGCGTGTTCCGGGTAGTCGTCTCGACGCCGTATCGATCCTTCAGGTAGCTCGCCTGTGAAGGGCTGGCCATGGAGTAGCTGTGCTTCTCACCCGGCGAAGCCTTCCACTTGGCGTAGTCGTCGGTCCACTCCCCGCCACGCTGACGGATCGGGATGTCGGTGACCACACCACCAGGGATGGGCTTACGGCGCTTGCGTTGGTTGCTCATGTTGCTTGTCTCTCCTGTCGTGGACCAACATAGAGGATGGTCACTGGTTCAGATGCGTTGGCAGCTTTGGGGAGGAGATTCTGTACCCTCCTCATCGCCTCAAGTACAGTATGGTGGGTACTGGCTCGGTTTGCAACCACCACCACGAAATTTCTTGGGCTTTCTGCCAGAGCCTTCCTGACAGCCTCTCTGACCACGACATCTTCAGTCTGCATCCAAGCACGAGCAACGGTCCGATAGTGGGGATGGATGCGGTACCCCTGGCCTCTACCTCGCCGGTTGGCTGGCAGCTCTCCGTACCACCGGTGACACCAGCGCCCGATCTGTGAAGCACTGACACCTAGCTCCTGGGCCAGCTCGTGAGTAGTCAGGTACTCACTCTTGTCCTGAAGTAGTCCGCTCCACGCGTCTGGGTTCGGTGTCTTCCTAGTGGGACGCAGGGGGTCCGTGTGAACCCCCCGGTCCCGCAGTGAGTCCAGAGTCGTACCTTTGCTACCTGGAACCGGCTGGGAAGGGTTGACTCTAGGCATGATGATGAACCCCTACCCGGCTACTTCTTCGCCGACCAGGGACCCTCATCCTCGTTCATGATAGCAGCTGTCAGCTCCTCATTGCCTCGAACCTCGGGTAGCTTCAGAGCAGTCTTCATGAACTCGGTATGAGACGATGAGCTATTGACCACCTGAGTGAGCGTCTCCACAACCTCGGGAGCAGTGTCCGTCGGCAGGGTGGTAGCGACGTTCTCAGCCTCAGCAGTGCCACCAACCTTCGTGACGCCACCCTCGGTCTTCACGCTCACGCCGGTCTGAGCCTCGTAGTCTTCCAGCGTACCCAACCACTTGACTGGGAGCGCCTTCAGCCTCGGCTTCTGGTCACGGTTGTACTTCAGGCCCAGGCCTCGGAACAGGAACACATGCCCATTCCAGATGCTAGCCTTTCGTGGGTCCGTGATGCCTTGCTTACGGAAGTAGTTGCGGATACCAACGAGATCGATCTCAATCTCGTCGCCACCATCAAGAACCTCGGCCTCACCTTCCGACGTGTAGTAGTTGTCATTGGCGCCACGTGTCAGGGTGAGGTACTTCCCATAGACGGAGCCTCGCCGGGGAGCGCCCGAGAAGAGGATCGGCTTGGCCTCACCCCGCTCGACAGCATCGTCCCCAGGATCATCCTTGTGGCGGATGTCGTCTCCATCACCCTCAGGGAGCCAGTCCTTTCCGATCGACATGGTGACAGTGACGTCCTCAGTGTCGTCATCAAAGTCTTCCTGAAGGATGTCGAGCACCTTCGTATACCAATACAACTGGTACCGATCGGAGTTCTCGAAGTCGGCCTTACCCTTGGACTCAATGTCCGGGTTCGACCAGATGGAATTGTCGACCAAGCCTACGAAGTGACCGAGATCACCATCGGAGTCATTGGTTTCAAAGTAGTCCTGAGCCATTTAGTTGTCTTCCTCGTTGTTGGTGTTGGTGTCAGGATTGGTGTCATCGTAGAGCTTAAAGATACGACCCTTTAGCATACGGAAGGTCTCATCCACAGTAACCATATCACCGGAAAGCTCGATAACACATGGACTCTTGGGATCGTTAGGAGTCCGAGGATATATCGTCTGAATATGGTCGACGTTAACCAAGATCGGTTTATCACCATATGTTAGCTTTAGGAACTTATTCACTCCTCCTCCTACTTGTTAATGCCTAACATCCTAGGCGAGATCCTAAACCCGATAGCGTCCTTAAACCACTCCGGGAACAGATAGTCACTCTTCCACAGGTTGGTCTTGAACTGGCTATCAAGCACATACGTTACACAGTGATCGTCCTTACTCCTCATTCCTCGCCCGCACGACTGAATCAGAGACCGAATAGCGTGCATACGATACCAGGCTGTACCACCTTGCGAGTACAGTCTAGTGTTTACCCGCTTATCTTTGAGGTTAAGGAAGTCGATCTTAGCGATAATCTGTACCCGGCATAGGTCGTGGGGTAGGTCCACACCCCGGCCCATAGAAGAAGCAATCAGAACAGAATTGGACTGGGCCTTATAAGCTGCAAGAGCTTCTTCTTTACCAGCGGACTCAGTGTAGGTGATGATTGGACGTCTGCTATGAGCTGTCGGTGGCGACGGATCAAGCTTGAGCCCTTCCTTAATACACCTGGCCAACTCGTACGATACTGTATGGATAAGGACCCTCTCCTCGGGATGCTTGTTGAGGATAGCTCTAACCCCATCTACCATATCCTTCCATGACTGACCCTCTGTCCTCATCTTTTCCTTGAAGCTCATGTCAGCCACAGGGACAATATGAACAGGCCGGTTCTCCACTGGGAACATATTGGGAATACTAACTACCTCAAACTCTTCCTCCCACCCAATCTCTTCTAGTAACAATGCAGGCGAGATAGGAGTAGCAGTCATAAGCAAGAACCGCTTACCGTGATCCCACAGTAGGTTCCCATACTTGCTTACCCTCACCGGCCTGAAGATCACCTCACCATTATTCCAACCATCGTATACCCAGCCACCAGACTCTAGCTCGACCTCCAACATCCTCAGGTTATCCAAGAGTGTCACGATGGCCTTGTACTCACGGATGCCCTTGCTATCCGCCTCCCGAGGATGGGTTAGTGTGTCCAAATAGTTCCGTACGGCCGGGATCGCCTCATCCCGTACCCAGGCAGGCCAGGTCTTCTCAACGGTCTTCCTCGCCGGAGGGAGCAGGCCCAGACGCTCCATGCGTGCTTGGCTGATCACGATCTCGACGTGGTTCAGAAGGACGTGCTCAAGCTCGTCAGCTTCGTCCAGTACTACCAGGTCCCGACCAGTGAAAGCACCCTTACCCAGATTGCTATCCGTGATGAAGAGGCTTGTGTTTACTACTGCCAACTCAGCCAACTCTGCCTTAGTCTTAGCTACCACATATGGGCAGAGGTTCCTGTTCATACACCAGCGACAACCGTCATCGGCGGAGTAGGTGCAGTCAGCGCATGTGATCTCACTGTAGCGCTGATCTCGATTGGCCTTGTTCCCCCATCGGTCCAACTTACCTGACTGAGTCCAGTAGTTAGATCGCCCCTTGACTACTTGCGCATAGGGGAAGTCTCTCTCGTACTGGTCTTGGAGGTTCTTAGTGGTACAGCTGTAGACGCTATTCCAGCTACCAATTCTCCGCACCAGCTCACCAATAAGACTCTTACCCGCACCAGTACCAGCGTCCAATAATACAAGCCTTATCCCAGCATCGAACGCTTCGTGAATCTGTCCAACCGCATCCCACTGCCATGGTCTCAGTTCCTCCACCCACTCGGGCAGAGGAACCGGACCAAAGATGGGATCAGTAGGTGATGGAATGCTTGACGAAATCGTTAGCTCATCCATAACTACTCCCTACCTCCCATCAACTATCAGCCACGCCGGTCGCTATGAACCGCCATGGCATCTTGGATAGAAGGCTTCCGTGGGGTCTTCACGAACCGCACGAAGACGATGCTCATCGTCTTGCCCTTGGACGGTGCGTCGGACTTGACAGTCCCACGAGTGTACTCGGCCTGGAACTCGCCTCCGTAAATCTTACACAGCTCACGGAGCTTCCTGCACCAGGTAGTGTTGTACTCGTTGGTCTCTTCCTTGATGTGGCCGTTCCGGCGGATCATGTTGGCAAGAGAGCTGTGACTGTTGGTATCACGCTCCTCGTCGTAGTAGAACTTCCGGTTGTACCACTCACCAGGATCCTCCGCACAAGTCTGGAACAGCTCGACCCAGAGGTCGCTAGACTCATTCGTAGTACCCTGACCAGCAAGAGCCTCGAACACACCAAGGTACAGGGCGTCACCCTTACCAAGAGCAGTGCCCTTGACCTTGACTGGACGCCGAGCCTTCTGCTTCAGCTCACGCTCACTCGGCTGATCCGAGTTCGTCGTTTGCTTGTCCTTTGTCTTTGCTTCAACCACCATGAGCCTTAGCCCCTTTCTTATTTCTTGGCGGTGAACCCCGTCCTCACCACGTATAGATAGATGAGTCGGTCTTGTAGTATGAGCAAAGAAGAGTTACAGATCAGTCTTGCACCTGTAGCTCCCTGCCCATCTTCGTGCACTATACCGGCCAAGTGGACGATTAGTGCAGTTAGGTGTGCGAAGGGATTGTCGAGCACCATCATGGAATCGTAGACGTCTTCTATAATAGAGTCGATAGCTTCCATGAAGCTTTCCGAGATTGACATCTGTGACTCAACCTCATCCATGCCCACCCCACATACGAACTGTGAAGTAGGGCTAGGTATTGCCCTCGCAGCGTTGATAGCATTGATTGCCCCGATAACACTATTGGCAAACTCAACGAAGCCAGGGATGTAAGTGTTATCAGGGTCCTTGAATGTTGCGTCGAATGAGTAGTGGCTCATCACCATCCTCTTATGCACTTGTACTTATAGGTTGTTGTGATTGTGGAGGGGTGGTGCACAGTGGCGAGAGGGGACTAACCACTGCCCAAGCCTTACGGATCACCCGGCGGAAGGTGAGAGCCGATGTAGTGAGCACCGCTCCATTGGGCACCCCTCCACAAACTTTGAGATCGTTATAAGGTACCGGAGAGTGGCCTGCAACAAGCTAATTGATCGTCCGAGGGTGTACCATATAGTGAACCCCAGGATTAACTTGTTGGTCGTAGCGGCCTTACCTTGTAGCTCTACATGATGGCCAGAGAGGTAGAGTCTCCCACCCACCACATCTACTAGGTTACTCTCCGTCACTTAGTCCGTACCGATATTACGCCTCTGCCTACGACTGCGCATCGGTGCGAGATTTGTGGAGATAGGACGGTCGTGCCTTTTCCGTGGGTGCACACCACATAGTCAACACACTTCCAACCTGTAGCTCGGCTTCGTGACAGCGCTACCCGGTTTATATACCCGGCCTCAAAGGACTATCACTATCCTATCTCTCGTGGACCCTGCTGGGATCGAACCAGCGACCTATCGGATGTAACCCGATTGCTCTCCCAACTGAGCTAAAGGTCCAAGTATAGATAAGTGTAGATGAGTGTTCACCGTGGGTCGGAGCATCCCTTACCCGGTTCGGAGTTCTCCTCCGACTCCTATTCCCATCTACACGACTTACTACTTAATATCCCTCACTACTTACGGTTCACTGAACCAACACGGTGGTGAGTCGTCATAACCAGACCCAGCAAAGGACTGGTTAGGCTTACCTGGGTAGAACCAGCTGAGTCGCCAACACCTCTGGTGACCGGTGAAGTTGTCGTGAGCCATGCATCGACCAGTAGCAAGATCGGTATACAAACCGTCCCACCAGGAGTGGTCAATGCTGTAGTTGGAACCTTGCACGGTTGCCGCACAACCCCACAGTGAGTTGTTGTCTTGGTTGTGGGCACTGGCGGGATCACCGCTCACACCCACGAACGCACTCACGATAAGCGCTACTACTGCAACAATTAGCAGCGCCCTACGTCTGTTCTTAATCTTCATTCCCTACCTTCCATTACCATATACCACCCCACTTACCTTGAGTGGGGTTACCGCCTCGCCCTTGATTGCGTGCGATATCTTCTTGCTTCTCACGGGCAATACGATCACGCTCATCTTGTTCTGCCCGCTGACGCTTGTAGAAGTCCATCGGCTTCTCCACCTTACCACCACGAACTCGCCGGTCACCACGTGGGTTCTTCGGCTGGTCCTTCTCGTGGATCTTCTTGCGCTCAGTCTTACCGTATTCGTTGTAGTGCCAGTGGCTATGGTGCCGAGCGTGCTCGGGAAGTCCAAGGGCTTGATTAATGGCGTTCTGAAGATCCCGCATAGCGCCCATAACTACTCTTCGGTTTGATCCTTACCCTCACCCTTCAGCTTGTGGTAGGGGCAGGTCGTGACGGCCGAGTAGATATCGACGTCGTGAGTATGAGCATGAGCACTGGGGGAGCCTTTCACGCTCCACCCAGCCTCACGCAAGTCATCAACGACATGCATAGAGCGGACCTTGATCTCCTGGTCACACTCTTCGATGTCGCAGTCAACAGTGGCGAGCAGTGTCACTAGACGTCCTCCAACTCGCTCACATGGACAAGGTGGCCGAGGTTGCCGATCTTTCCATAGACAACCTCATCGTCGATGGGAAGATGGTTAAGACCATTGCGTGCACCGTAGTGCACAGCAGCGAAGTTGCCTTGAGCAGTAGTCCATGAACCACCGCTGATCTTGTCCCACCAATCTTCAACACGGTACTCGGCACCACCAATCACTGCGCCTTGCACAGGGTCGATAGTACCTTCCTTGATCTTGACCGTCTTACCGGCCAAGGGATGTGATTCCTTATGCATTACACCATCCTCTACTTTACCACCGTTGGCGTCTTCAGCTCATTCACCACAGCCCTACCGGCCATGGTACGGAGCCTCTGCCCAGCCATCTCGTTGGCCTGGGCCAAACTCGGGGTGCGGTCGTTGGATTTGAACCCGGGAACGCCGAACACCTTGTTTCGCAGGTGGGCGTTGTTATGGGCATAGCCCTGCCGGCTGTGCTTCTCGCTGTCCTTGCTCAATGGACTACCTCCATCTCGTCATCGAACTCAAACCCGTGCGGGAACTGTGCCTTGACGTCATCGGGGGAGTGACCGTATGCCAGCACCGTCCTCACCTGACGTGTTCGTTCTGGGTGCCCGGGTACATAGCGTACCTGCCGCTCGATGACCTTGTAGACGTTCTGCCGCTTGGAGTTCTGAATGTAGACTTGCCTCATAATGTCCCTTTCGTCTTCTGCACTTTCCTTATAAATAGAGAGAGCCGACACCAGGTTTCACTCTTCGGAGGCAGGGTGTGGAAGAGGCAGGTTAGGTGTCGGCTCTCAGATTTATGTGAGGGTGTGCTAGTGACCATCTCTTACATCACTTCTTACACCACTAGGGTTGTACTACACCTAGACCGGGTTTGAACCGGTATCTCCCTCCTAGATTAATAGTGGGCGTGTTACATCCTTACACCATCCCGGACCGGTACCCGGGAACAGGACTGGGGGGCTAGATAATGCCGGGTGCGTCGCTAGCCCCGCACTATCCATAGTCTCCCCTTGCACCTGTATCTCCCACGTTCTTATCGATTATGTGGGTATGTGAGGGAGGATTATGTCATACCTCCACGAGCCGCCAATATGACATTTGCCATAATGTTAGTACAGCTCGACGTAGTGTTAGCCGCTAAGCAAGTAGGAGTCCGGGCGCTACCCTTTCCTCTATCCCCTCACCGTGTCGGCCTGGGGCATCCTCATACTCCACTACTACATTGCGGACCCTACTGGTAGGTCCTTTCTGTCACTCACACAGACAACTTGTACGAGTCATCTGTACCCACGACCTTTGGTTGGGGTAGGGGGCAACATAGCTAATACAGGACGCTGCTATCTATGCTACCCCTCTACCCCGGATGTGAAGCGCTTATTGGCCTTCACGATATCCTAGTGCGATGGTAGGCACTGCCACCTACAACCCCTCTCACCTCGCAAGGCTATCGACTGTACTCTGTGACCGAGACTGCCGAGTAAGAGGTTCGGAGCTACCCCTCAAGGCTCTCCGCACCGCTGACCACCATTCAAGTACGCCAGCCTATGTACCGGCGCATCAACCACTATACAGGGTGTGTCGGAATTTGCAACGGAAACCGGCAAGAAATCGCCGAATCGGGGCAAATTACCAGGTCACGTGGTGGCTACGGGATGGCAAGCTCGGTCGGATCTTCTAGTGGATGCTTAGCGTAGTACTCATCCATAAACCGATCCAAGGCTAGGAGTTGCTCCGCTAGCCACTTTGCTGCAAGCTTTCTCCGGTCTGGAACTGTGATGTCCCAATTAGCCCACAGAACATATGGCTGAGACTCCAAATACAGCCCAATCATACGCTCCATGTCACTGACTACACCTGACTCATCGGTAACTAGAACATTGGGACTTTCTTCCGCTCCGTCAACTTCAGTGTGTACGTTGGCTTCCACCAACTGATCGTCTGTCGTGCTCTCTTCCAAGCTCTCTTCCTTCCTTGGGGATCAAAGACAAAGTACATCGGAATGCTCTCTAGTTCTCTCCATAACCCATCCCTGGGAGCGAACTTGTCGAACAGTGCTTGCTTCTCTGGGGGGAGGGGGGGAGCTGCGTAGGGATCGAGCTTAGTGAACCCTGGCAGAACCTCCATATCAGGCTTCATTGCCACTAGCACTAACTCCTCTCAATTGTCCTTCCGATGCCTTCCCATACATGCAGAAAGGCCCCCAGGCGAACCCAGGGGCCTTTCTTTCTTCCTTACGCAGCCAGAGCCGATATCACGTCACTGGCCCTCATCTTGGCATTCACTACCACACCCGGCATCACTGCATTAGCAGCTCGTCGGGTGTGCTCTGTCACACCCTCACTCTTACTCACACGAACTGGCTTGTACCAGTCCATGTACTCAGTGAAGGCCTGATACACACCGTACCCGTTCTTACCTACTTGGGCACCGGCTGTACCGTGCTCATCCTCGTACAGATGTCGGATGTTACCTCGGGCTGTGGTCCTCTTCGCCAACGTAGAGCTGGGGAGGTCAGGGTCATCAACCGGGTAGAACTCATCCAAGACTACCCGTAGCGCCTTACTCCCATCAACCTTCAGCATCTCCTCTGCCTTGCGCATCTTGGCCTGTTCTACTGCACCCGCATATCCGAGCACCTCGGCCGCCTGACGAATCCTGGCCTCGGCATTGACCTTGTGGTGTACCCGAATTGGCCGGTCAAGCTTCCGCAGTGCCATCGCCAACATGTTCGTACAGGCGATCCTCAGGTCACTAGCACCGATGGTTGTGCTCATACTCCCATCGAAGCTCGTCGCCACATACAACCCACGTAGGATCTCATCACAAATACCACCAGGGTCAATGATGAGTGTGGGTAGTTCGATGTAGGCAAAGAACTTCTGTGCTCGTGGCCCAAGATGGCCGATGGACTTGACCATGGCCTCATCACCACATAGGCCGCTGATCTCATAGGCGATCTCTAGCGCTTCTCTCCTCTGCATGATCTCGTAGTTGGGGCCTGCTGTAGACATGGTCCCATAGATGTCGGACTTGATACCGATGGAACCTTGCACTTCCTCTAGATCGTAAGCCGGAATGAAGACACCCTCTATCTGATCTACAGTTATGGGTGTCATGCTCTCGATTGTATAGAGCGTGGCCGGTTGTACTTCATCATCTCCGTTTACAGCCTCCAACGCATCATCAATGCTCATGCGAGTGGAGAACTCGGTCCCCAGGATATACCAGGGGTTCCTACGCGTCTTATCCATTACCTCAGACACCGAGCAAATCCCCCTTTTTGTATGTGACCTTCTTGCCCTTGTTAGATTCATGCATTGGGTTGTCGCAGTGGTTGGGGTGGCTACACCACTTCCACATACGAGCACTCAGCATCTCACACTCGGGACTGGTATCGGGCAGGGTGATGATGGTTAGCTTCTCTTTGTCCAACACCGGGCACTCACCATGGATATGCACGGTATGGCAAAGAGAATGATGTCTCGGCTTGTTCTCTTTCATGACTACCGCCTCACCACCATCTCGTAGTCCTCGTACTTCAGCGCCCAGTCCTCAGGCTCTTTCTTGCCCTTGTCGTTCTTGTATGCGCCGTTCATCCAATTCAATGCGTACTGCACCTCATTGGCCTGATCCTTGGCCTCACGGGCGTTGATGGCGTCCACATGGATGCGCACCTCTACTCCACCATGGATCTTACGGGTAACGGTCCAGTGCTGCTCGGGGTTGAGCTGATCCCGGAGTGTCCGCAGACGATTGCTTTCCTGGTTCGTCCGCTTCCTCACCGAGTAGTACCTCTCCCCAAAGCTCTCTTGCACCTTCTCGTTGGTATGGGTTCTCACCCTCATTAGTCCATCCTCTCTTCATCTCGCTCGAAGTCAGGCATATCAAACGGCCAGCTCGCGCCGGCCGCTGACCGCTCTGACAGATCCTCTAGCTCGACCAGGCGCTCGTCGTCGCTCAGGCGTTCCCAGAGGTCAGGGTGCTGGTAGGAGTGCTGGTCGGGGTAGTGCCAGGTCATCTCCCAACACACCTGGTCATGGGGTTCTGGCTTGCTCATACAGCGGTACTCGCTCATATCTGCACCTCCAGAGCCACAGTATAGCTGGTCCGAACAGATAGTCCACCCTCAATCGCTCGACACCTCTATATAGGCGCCCATCCACATCCCGATCACTCCCATCATGCGCTCTGACCTGGGTTTATGCGCTCACAACGGTCTTCATCCCTACTCCCATCAAGGCCTCGTCAGCTCACACAAATACAAGGCTATGAGGTATCTGGATACATGTCATTCAAGAGCGTAAACTAGCTGGTCAGGTGGGATACAGGGTGTGTGAATTGGGTGATAGAACCAGACCAACTATAGGTGTTAACTTTCAAATTGACCAGAGTGCAGGCTAGGACTAGTTCCCCTTAGAAATGCCAACAATCTAGGTCTAGGTTTGGGGTCTAAGTATGATTGTGGTCTGATCCATGTCCCCAGTATCCGCCTGTAAGATCTTCTCTTTGTCCCCGCTCTACGCCTAGCCTCGCCATAATCTCACTTTTAAAGTCATCCAACGAACCGTGGACCCTATCTCCTTCCTCATAGCCAGCGTCTTGGAGAGCCTTAACTACCTGATCCTTATCCTTCTCGAACGTAGGCACCGTGTAGTACTTGACTGATCGTTCTGGGCGCCATGAGTCACTGAAACTGATCCGGGTTATACCATTCTCTTGACCAAGTTTCAAGGCCTTAGTGAGAGCGGTAATGGCTGGCTCAGGTTCTAGGAGAGGGTAAAGTTCAGGTGGTCCTAGGGTGATGCATTGCTTATCCCCCAGTATAACTCTAACAAACCCACAGTTCTTTCTGTGCGCACGCTGTCGGGTTGCTGCCTGCTGAGCCATATTCTCTACCGCCATAGAAAGCTCACTGCTCAGTCCAGGTATATGTTGAACTTTCTTACTGAACCTATCAATAAGGCAGCGTGGACAGTCCCACGTATTCTTGTAGCTCGGCATAACCCTCACTCGCCTATTATCCAGGTTTGCAGTGATAATCTGCATTTCCTGGCATCCATCCTTGTGTTTGGGATAAGGATCGGAGTGAAGTTCTGTCATCTACAGCCTTAGCTCCATCCTTGCCTCCATGCTCATAAGTCCGCCGGCAGCCACGTCCCTCGGGCAGCTCGGTCACGGTAGCACGGGGCCGGAGGGATGTCACGAAGTCGCACTAAGGAAGAGACTCTCTCTCTCTAGGGCGAAAGCGTGACATCCCGAACGAATGTTCGGTGGGGTGAGCTGGTGGGTCGGTGCGGTAGCGTGGATGGCAGTGATGTAGGAGGTTGCTCTGTCCTCATTACATCATCGGCACTAGGGCCGGCTCACCCCTAGATGCCTTAGTGGGTTGAGCGCTGGGCAGTTCCCCATCCTCCTGCCCAGCGCTCCCCACGTTTCACTCCCTATGTTCTATAGCTTCTTTGCCACTAGACCGTAGCACTCAGTGCATCTGTAGAAGAACGGTCCAGCATCCCACATGAACTCGTATGTGGTGCAGTTGGGGCATAGAGCTATACAGACTGCTCCTGCCATGGTGTTCCTTCCTTAGGCAAAGTCGCAGGTTAATGCGTATCTTGCCTTGCGACATGACACTAGGTGACATTGCTTCCAGTCAGCTGATCGGCTTAGTTGGTTAGCGATGTGGTAGTAGTGCAATCTCTTGGCTGTGTTCTCTAGCGCCTCTGATAATGCCGACACCCTCTCTGCCAACTGAGCAGCTGCAATCTTTGGCTCCTCCATTGTTACAGAGATAGCCATGAACTCTCCTGTGTCTGGACCTGTACGCATAGCCTGTTCCTCTCTTTGGGACTAGATTCCATCCTAGGTATTAGAAATTGCAAATGGGGTTCGGAGGGGCAGCTCAAGGAACTGGCTCACCCAAGCGCAAACCGGCCCCACTCGATCGCTCCCGAGGATTGAGGTCCCCGGGTGACCGGTGGGGCCGGTTGTCATCTCCGTTGCTCCTACGAACAGTGTAGCGGAATAGATGTCAGTTCACTCGCACGTCTGTTCGCTCGGGTCTTCGTCGTACGGAAGCACCCTTGCTAGGACTAGCGCTGTCCTGACTATGGACTGATGTCGTGATGTGGTTGGACTGTAGGTGTCGTCTGGCATTACCCAGTAACCACCCGGGTACTCATCATCACTCATAGGGGGAGTATCCGAGTAGGGGTTTATGTGCCAGGCAATAGGTGTGGAGTAGCTATAAACCACATAGTCGGCCTGCTTGACGCTTTCTCTGTACTTGTCGTCGAGCCGACCCCAGCGCCAACCGGGGTTACTTACACCCTTCATAGCGCCTGTCTGAAAGTCCTCACCTTTGAGTATGGCTTTGTGGATACGTCCTCTTGTGTTCTCGTATCCACCTTTGCCGTGTTGGTGTAGTTGTAGGATCTTGCCCATTACTGGCCATCCTCTCGCCATATACCATCATCGAAGTCACATCCGACAATGTCGGAGTCCTCGGAGCTTGCGTAACACACAGGCTCTGGCTCGTTGTGGTTGTCTGGACCTACGAGCGATCTCAGACCACCCACAGCCACCGAGACGACCATGGACATGACCAGACACGCACACAGGATTAGAACGTCACGCTTTGATATCATTGTTATCCCCTTGTTCGCTTCCTTATCCGCCTATCGATTGATAGGACAATCCCAGCACCAAACATTATTGTCTAGTGCTGGTCAGTCGCATCAACGACTTAATACCTCAATTTCACTGCGATTTCGACGTCTACCCGGTTTAGGTATAAGGCATCGCTCACACCTTCCACGTAGAATGTGAACATGTCGTAGTAGTGACCTCGGTGCATGTTTCCGTGGGACTTGGCGTAGAGGTCTAGCAGCTTGTTCCACACTGCCACCGGAATGACCTCTTCGTTGAACTCGCCATCAAAGTGTCGAGTCTCATCTACCCGAGTTTGCTCATCCATCCTCATCCCTCTTCCGTGCTCGTTCTAGCGCTCTGTCCAACCATGCCCGATACTCTTCTGTCACCTTACATTGGCATGAACCTCGCCTCGCACTGTCACCTTCCCACGCATCTTTGTTGAACGTTCTGTCTCGCCGCTCATCTTGCAGGAACGTATCGAGCTTGATAGGCGTGACAGCTGTGCGTGGGTGCAGGTATGGCCACGGAACAACTCCCATGGTGTTATCCCCTCTTTCTATCCTCGCTCATGACTGTTAGTAGCCATGCAGGACAGCACGGATTCTCACCCGTACTGCCTGGTAGGTGCTAACTGTCAGCTAGTCGGTTTCCATGACGATAACGAACACCAACCATGGAAAGAGGAAGGCACAGAGAACGATGATTGCGATTGCCATTGTTCTAGGCCTTTCAGCTGTCGACTGTCTGTGGCTCGTTGCTGGGCGTGGTGTGTCGGACGTTGTACGCATCCTCTTCGCAACCCCAGGTTGAACCGTCGAGCCGCACATATGGATGACAGGCACGCTCGGGAGTCTTCGGCTCGATCGGCCGCTCTGGCTCGCTTTCCCGCATTGCCCGCTCACTGGGCCGCTCCTGGCTTTCGGGAGCTTCGGTGGGGTCGGACACAGGCTCGGGGAATAGGACGTCTTCAAGCTCCCATGCGGCCCCGAACGCGCCGGAGATCACGTCAGCTTGCTCGTAGGTGCGGAGGTAGAACGTGACCTCGTGCTCACCGCTAGAAATGGTCACTGCCCGACCATCGTTCTTCAGCTCATGCACCTTGTAGGTAATGGGCATGTCAGCATCGAAATGGATGTCGCTTGAGCTATGCATTGTTATCCCCTTTATGTTGTTGCACTCTGCTTATACTGGTTAGTACAAACATGGCTAGGTTCTAAGCCTCCGCCTCTTGACCTAGAACCTAGATAGTTTGCGCTACTCCTGGTCTCGATCCTTGTTCGACGTCTCTAGGTCGTGCTCCAACCTAGTGATGTCCTTACGTCCACGGACCATGATCACGACACTGGCGACGCAGGCTGTGTTCCCTGCGACTGCCGACCACATCGTGACCACTGCCCCGATATCAGCCATGGCTACCACCTCCGATCCATGCCACGACCAAACTCACATGGTGCACCATTTCGGGTAGCTCCCACGTCAGTTCAGACATGGCGTGGTTTAGTTCGTCTTCGTGCTCGTCCACCTTGTCACCACGCAGGACTATGAACGTGTCCACTGCGCAGTACAACCGAACAAGCACCTGGCCTGTCACTGTTACCGACCTTTCCGGGCAGGCTTCAGTGACTTGTAGAACCCTCGCACGAACCCACAGATCAGTACTGACAGGGCCGCTAAGGATGTGAACTCGGGCATGGTTACTTTCCCCTCTCTGGACACTCACTCGCTAGGTGGAAATGCTGGTGGTTGTCCTGGTCGACATAGTCATAGCTGTGTAGTCCGAACTTAATCGGTACTCGCCATGCTCCACTACGCTTCCACACCTTTGGCCTGCCATTGACTCTCCACGTGTTGCTGTGTGAGTCCGTACAGCTAGGCCAACCTGGGTAGGTGGTGTGTAGCTCTTGACCATGCTTCAGCTCTAGGGCTTGCTCTTTGGTCACCATGGCACTAATACCGGGCCAGGATGAGCAACACCAACGGTATGCACATCGCTATGAGCAACCTCACCATGACAGCTTTACCACCCTGCCCGTATCGGCATCGTAGTAGCTGAACTTGTCAGTGTTGGGGTCGAAGTACACACGACCAACCACACTGAACATAGGTGGGTTATCGTCATCTTGGGAGCTTTCGTGGGAGAGGAAGTCATCTAGCTCTGTCCTCTCGTCGTACTCCTCTTCGATGTCTTCCCAATTCTCATAGACCCTGCTCACTGTCTTATCACTCATTATCTCTACCCTCTCTCTAGTAGTCATCACATAAGCCTAAGCATCATCACGCACTTATCTCTACGCACCATCGCACCTAGGCTTACGTGGGATTACTAGAACTAGGGGAGATAACAATGGTTCGTTCTCCCTAGCTGTGACCCTAGGCCGGAAGCCGCCCGCTCGACAGACTGAACCCATATCTGTCCCTTGCTCCACGTCCCCATCATCACCTTGAGGCTAGGCGCTCGCCGACTCTGTGGCGCCATCGTGGCTCACCACCGGTTCACTCGGGCTGCTCTTGTGGCCCTGGCTGCTGACCCCTGCTCTGGACCCTTGGACCCTCCGGCGGGAATCAACACACCCTGTCTACATCTTCTCGCTACACCCTGTCAAGCATGTTGGGTGATTTGGTTCAAAGTTGCAGTGTGTGAAACATGAGAGTGACTATCATGAGACATAGAGCACAAGCACATCACATCATATGCGCCTATATAACATGAAACATCACGCGTATTAACACTCATACCATCCCACACCACCACGACACACCACATGCCATCCCACTGAACGTTTGTTCGCCCACCGAAGCCTCCCCACAATCACTCCAAATCACACAACATGACATCTGTTTGACCGGGGGTGTGCCGAGGGGCCGGCGGGCGTGTGGTGTGTTATCCCCATCCCCGACTTGTATCTGATCCGCTCCCTCGTTCCCTCCGCTCGATATAGCAACATCCCCAGCCCACCTTTCCCTTCCCTCACCCTTCCCCTATACTCCTCCCATGCCCACACCCCCGATCCCCGAGACCAAGGTCAAACAGTTCTACAAGCTCCTGCAAGAAGGCCACAGTATTAAGGCCGCCTCCCAAGGTTCCGATATCAGCTATATCTCAGGTAGAAGGTTGCACGCCAAGCTCGCTGAGTACGTCGCCAGTCAGCCCAAGAAACGTGAGAAGCTCCTCATTCCCCCCCACCCACTGGAGCTTTCTGAACTCAGCCCAGATGCCAAACGAGCGCTCGATGACTTCGCCTACTTCCGCTACAGGTTCATGGGTCGCAAGTCCTCACCCTGGCAGGAAGACGCCGCCGACGTCACCCGGGTAAAGCTAGAGTCACCATTCAAGGAATACGGGGTAGTTAATTGTCCCCCAGGTTCGGGTAAGTCCACTCTCTTCACCCACGACATCCCCGCCTGGCTTTCTGCTCGATCCCGCACCCTCCGAGGATTTATTGGCTCCTCCACCCAGACGCTCGCTAATTCCTATGTAGGCCGGCTTCGTTCCACCTTTGAGCGCACCATCCCAGTCCAAGCTAAGTCCGAAGATCTCGCCCGTGGCCTAGCCGTCGATGCCATCTCCACCCTCGCTGCCGACTATGGCCTCTTCCGTCCCAACGATTCTTCTATTCCATGGTCACGCTCACAGTTCACCATCGTCCAGTTCGGTGAGACATTCACAGACGAGAAGGAAGCCACATGGACAGCCTTCGGTCGAGACACCGGATTCCTTGGGTGGCGGGTGCATTTCGTGGTGTGGGACGACTTGGTAGTCAAGGCCCGCCTGCGCACCCAGGAAACGATTGAGGCTGACCGCTCCTGGTGGATTGACGAAGCTGAGACCCGCCTTGAGCCAGGTGGCCTGCTACTTCTCCAAGGTCAGCGCCTCTCCCCCGAGGATCTTTACCGATATAACCTGGACCAGCTCACCGGCTATGAGGAACTCGAAGACCACTTCTTTGAGTTCGGCGAGGAAGTCCAACCCACCGAGAAGAAGTACTTCCACATCGTCTATAAGGCTCACCATGAAGAGGTATGCCAAGCCGATACCAACCCTCGCCAACACTCATTCAAGGCTGATCCTTATGACCCTAAGAACCCAACCACCGGAGGCTGTCTACTCGACCCCCGACGTTTGCCTTGGCGTGAACTCCTCGCCATCCAAGCTCGGCCGCTTTCCAACTATCGAACCGTCTACCAGCAGGAAGATGTCAACCCCGAGGAAGTCCTAGTCCCCCGTGTATGGATCGATGGTGGGCGTGATCCTGACGGCAATGAGTGCATCGGTTGCTGGGACACTAACCGCTCCATAGCCCAGATCCCTGAGCAACTCTCCGGCAGGAAACTATCCATCATTGCTGTGGACCCATCTCCAACAAAGTTCTGGTCTGTCCAGTGGTGGCTCTACAACGAACCTGTCGAAGTTCCTCGTCTTATGGGTACCCGCTATCTCCTCGATATTCTCCGCATTCCCATGAAGGCCCCGGACTTCCTGGACTTCAATATGGACCTGCACCAATGGACCGGTATCCTCGTGGACTGGTGTAACCGTGCGCAGGCCCTCTCCCACCCAATCTCCCATCTGGTATTCGAGAAGAACGCTGCCCAGCAATTCCTCCTCCAATACGAGTGGTTCAAGCGTTTCACTGCCTCACGCAATCTCATAATCCGTCCTCATAACACAGGCACGAACAAGTCCGATCCCGAGTTCGGTGTGACGACAATCCGCAACCACTACCGCTTCGGTCGGGTACGGTTGCCAGGTACACCCGAGGCTCGCCGGGCTGTGTCTCCCCTGGTGACGGAACTCACCCGCTATCCCGACTCGACTACAGACGATTGCGTTATGGCGAATTGGATGTTTGAATACCAGCTACAGTTCTTGGCAGCGGCTATCAACCCGATCGGATCTTTGTATGACGACATCCCAAGTTGGGTGGCTTAGAGGTTCTCATGCCTAGTTCAACACCCCGCCTCTCCTACACTCCATACCAGAGTACGTTCAAGGCTGAAGATATCTACGACCTATACGTGCAGCGCAAACTGGCCCAAGGTCCAGACATTGCTCGTATGCGTGAGATCCAAGCCATCATGAACAATGAGCTTGTCCTTCCTCTGCCTGAGCTGAATGAGGATGAACGCCCCGCTGTAGCCAACCTTGCTCAGCAGGGTATGGCTCAGCTTGCTCGACGTATTGCCTCTGTTGATCCTGTCCAGTTCTTCCCCAGTCTCAACCCGGGTGATGAGCAGGCAGACAGGGATGCAAACGATCGTCAGCGCCTCATGACCCACTGGCAGCAGAAGTCCTTCAATCGTGTACTCAAAGGTAAGCGTGGACGACAGTTCCTCGCCTATGCCTGTGCACCTGTTGTCCTCAAGCCTTGCCCCAAGGAGAACATCCCTAAGTGGTATAGCCGTGATCCTCTGTGGACGTTCCCAGCCCCCACCGAATTTGGGGACTGCCACCCGAGTGACTGTATCTTCGTCACCCGCCATCCATACTCCTGGCTAGTTGATCACTATCCCGAAGCAGCTAATGCAGTATCCAAGCCTGACTACTGGGATATGTCGGACCCAGATATGAACTGTGAGTTCGACGTGCTCGAATATATCTCTGCCGACGAATGTCGCCTCATTCTTTGTGGCTACGAGACCCAAGGTATCAACGGTGATCCCAACGACATCTCCGGCCATGTGACTTGTGCCGACATGCTCCCGCCCAAGAGGAACTTCGCAGGCACTCCCCTCGCTGTAGTCCCTGGCTCGGTAAACCTGGACGACCAGCTTGGTCACTTCGATGGAATTATCGGTATGTACCAGGCCCAGGCTGCCCTCATGGCAATCACCATCGTGGCTCAGCGTCGAGCGGTGTGGCCTCGTGAGTGGGCAGTCTCTAATCCCAACGAGCAAGTTGAGGTCATCACTACCCCCGATCCTAAGACAGGCTCTCCTGGTCAGATTCGTGGTGGCAAGATCGAAGCTCAGCACCTTGACCCTTCTATGTCCACCATGGAAGTGGTCGATCGTCTAGAGCACGCTCAGCGTCAAACCGCTTCTCTTCCCCCAGAGTTCGGTGGGATGTCTGGCACCAACATTCGTACTGGCCGGCGTGGTTCCCAGGTCCTTGGCACCACCATCGACTTCACTATTGCTGAAGCCCAAGATGTCTTCGCTATGTCGCAGTACATCGAGAACAAAGTTGCCATCGCCATCGACAAGGGCTACTTCCCCAAGAAGAAGTCCATCTTCTTAATGACACGCTCCTACCACGGGAACCTAGACTACACCCCATCTAAGCTCTGGACTTCCGATGAGCACATAGTCGAATATCCCATCGCTGGTGTGGACATCGAGAACCTTCCTGTCGAAGGTGGTCAGCGTGTAGCTATGCGCACCATGTCACGTATACGCTTCATGGAGATCGACCCAGCTATTCCCGATGCTCAGGCTGAGGAACGGCGTATTGTCCTAGAGGATATTCGTGCTGCCGAGCTAGCCATGATCGCCACACTAGCTTCTACCCCAGATGCTCCGTTTGGCCCTGTAGAACTCGCCAACTTTGAAGAGAACGTCTATAAGGGTATGCCCATTTACAAGGCTATCCAGAAGCTACAGCAAGAAGCTCAGGAACGTCAGGCTACTCCCACCCAAGAACCCACCGCTCAGCAGCCTGGCCTTTCACTACCTGGTACAGGCATGGAGCAACCCCCAGCAATCCCTGAGAATGAACCCTCTATGCAGAACCTCACCGCTCTCCTCAATGGCCTAGGCTCTGTGCAAATGGCACAGAAGTTCCGCTAACAAGAGAAAGACATCAATATGCCCACTGGTAATCGTCCTCGTCCGAAGGTTGCAGCTGGCAAGTCGCCTCGCTTCAACACCTCCTCAGGCTCGTACTCGGGCCGCCGTGGGACCAAGACCCCAACTGGTTCTCGTCCCACTCCCAACGTTGCCAAGAATTCCCCTCGTTCTGACGGTGTTCCTGGTGGCGGCCGTGTTGCCACTCGTCCTACCTCCATGCCTGCACCCAAGCAGAAGTGGGGTACTCGGGGTGGTGGCAAGCCTCACGGTGGTAAGTAGTCATGCCGGCGAGTCGTGGGGGTCCTCGTGCCCCCACACCCGGCAAACTCTACCCGAATCGGAGTGACATGGCTGGTGCCCCCACTCAACCTGCGCAGGCACCCAAGGGTGCAGACTATGGTGAAGCCCAGGCTACCCTGGACCGTCAGCTAGCCCAGCCTGTAGCCGGTGCTCCATCGCCCTCAGGTGGCCTCGGTGCCACCCCTAGCTCACCTATGCCTGGCATGGGTCCGGGTGAGGTCCCGACTCTGTCCGACCCCACCGCACGTCCCAACGAACCTCTCACTACTGGCCTCAGTACTGGCCCTGGTGCTGGTCCAGAAGCTCTTTCCATGGGAGCCTTTGGTCCGCCTGAACTCTCTCTCCTCCGAGGGATGTATAAGAAGTTTCGCTTTGAGCCTCTCCGCCAGATGATCGAACAGATCGAACAGAACCTGTAAAGGCCTACATCACCATGCCTTACATTCCTGACCCGGTTAACGAGATTGTCGCACTGTACGCCTGGGAAGGCCGTCAGCAAGGCATCCAATCTCAGCTTGATAACATCGATGCAGAGCAAGCATTCCGTGTCTCTCTGTTCGGCAGGTTTGCCTCGTGGATTCACCCTGGCATTGCTATCCCTCTTGGCCTTGAAGGCTTCACTCCGTCTGATCCTGTAGTCCAAGGGATCTCAGAACGTGCACTTCTTACCAACAATCCTTACCAAGCACCTGGTACTACTATCACTGGTGCCCAACTTTTCCCGGGGCCACATAACAAACTCCAGCGATTCGATCCACGTGATCCTGGTTCTGTTGGTTCTAGTTCCCTTTCTCCTGACGATGAGAAGCTGAGGGAAGATCTCACCAACCTAGGCTTCGTTCCTGTCGACAATATGGAGGTTAGTGAGGACCTTCGCCTCCTACTTAAGTCCAATTCCTCCCTTATCTCCGACGACGGCTTCATTCATGAGCCTAAGAACGCCAATACCACCAAGGGTAAGGCCTTCGATAAGCTAGTTGCTGCCTTCGATGCCGCCGGAGTCCCTCTTCCTTACTACGATTTCGAGAAACAGCCTGTAGTTCGTAGGCCAGGTAGTACGAAACCCTCAGATCCTGCCGAAATCGCCAACATTGAGCGCCAATACGCAGACAATCCCACCGTCAAGGACTCAATCCTGCGTAATTACCAGCGTTCACTGGTCACCCAGCCCGAGATTGTCAACGTTGGCAAGGAACTCTTCCCAGATTCCGAAGAATCCGATGGTTCGTCCTCGCTTCCTGGCATCTTTAACACTGTTCGTGGACCTATTCGTAAGGCTACACGTTCTCCTAACTTCCAACAGTCCGAGCAGATCGAACGTCTCTCGGGTATGCCGGTAGATCCCAATGATCCTATGGCTCCGCTGGCCGTATTCTCTAAACCTGCGTTCATGCTTATGGATGCACCCCAGCAGGAACTCCAAGGTCAGATCCGTAACGTCATTGGTGCTGCTCATGGCAAGGATGTCAACTGGCTTGAGTCCCAGTCTGACCTAGGTATAGCTATCCGGGCCACTATGGACGGTAAGCCTATCGACGTTGGCGATGGTTTCTTCGTTGACCCTGACTCTGCTGTAGCTCGGGAGCGCCGTCGGCGTGAAGCTGAGCGTGGCAAGGTCGGTCGCCATAACATCACCCTTGGTCGATTCCTTGCCAACCAAGTTACCGAGCCTGACACCCAACCCTTCCGTGTTCTCTCTGGTGTAGTAGATGCGGGTGTCCAGCTTGCCGACCCTACGGCCTGGGCTGCTACTAAACTAGGTGAAGTTCGACTTGCTCGTGACTTGTTCTCACCTGAAGCCACCGATGAAGCTGTAGGTCTTATCGCTGGTCTTCGCCATGGGATTGACGGACCCAGGGTCTCCTCTTGGCTCAACTCCGACAAGGGTATCGATGCCATTAATGCCCTGACTAACGAACCTTCTGCTGCACGTATTTGGATCGCTATGAACCGACAAGTTGATCCACGTGTTGCTGCCAAGTTCGCTAAGGCCTCCACCCCCGAAGAGACCCGCTCTATCCTCGAATCCATCCTGGGCACTACCATTCGTAAGCGCTCTGAGATCGAAGCTACTGTTTCCAATCTCACCCAGGACCCATTCCTCTCTACTATCAACCGCCTCAATCCTCGCACTTCCCAGTCTCGGATGCTGCGATGGATGCCTACTGCCCAGCTCGACACCACTGATCCTCGGCAGTTCGCTACCCAGCTTGAGCGCCACATGATCAATGCCAAGGTTCCTGAGCCTGTCCAGCTAGAGATCCTTGATGAGATCGCTCACTCCACTGGTCGCAATGGCCTCTACACAGCTGCCACCAAAGCTATGAAGCATGAGGCAGGCATTCTTGCTTCATATGGTGTCAACCCTGATCAGGCTTCTCGTCTTACCCGCCTGTTCCAGAACACGTTCGACGCAGAACTCCAAGGCCTTGTAGATGAGGTGGGCGAGGATGTTCCGGTCTGGACCAAGATGTTGATGAACGGTGAGGAAGTAGAAGTACCTGGTCCTCATCTTCCCCTCGAACATATCAACCGCTACATCCCCCTACCGGATGCTCGAGCTATTCGACGTCTCACCTCCAATAAGGCCCTGCGATTCCTGACCACTAACACTGCCCCAGAGACGTTTGGTCAGTCTCGATTCCCCATCGCATTGATGGACTTTGTTACCCAGGATATTTGGAAGTCTGGCACCTTGCTCGGCCGCTTCCCAGCTTGGGTTAGTCGGGTTGTTGGTGAGTCCCAGATCCGTATGGCAGCTGGTGGTTTGGACTCAATGTTCCGCCACCCTATCGACTACTTCGGTTACGCCCTAGGTCGCAAGGCCACCCTCACCCCCTCCGGCGACACCATCGAAGACATTGAGCAATTCCAGCGCTCACTCTCGGCATCTCATGGTGGTTGGCTCAATCGTCCAGGCGTGACTATGTCCAATCGTGCACGCCTGTTCAAGAAGCTGCGTGCTGACCCTATCGACTTCCGTAATGCTTGGGCTGATCAGCTAGCTCTCCTCTCATATGACCCTGTATCTAAGAAGCTTCTCAACGAAGGTTTCGATGCCACGAAGCGTTGGATGCTGGGCACCTACGAGGGTCATGCTATCCGCAAGGATCTCATGCAGGCCCACCCGGGTAACCTTATTGATGAGTCTGGTATTGAGCGCTACCTCCACACAGTCTCTCGTCGTATTCAAATCATGACTGGTGGCAACACAGACATAATCGAATCCCTACGTACCGGTAAGCTCGCCCTTGCCGACAAAGAAATCTCTATCCTTCACAACGTCAATCGGACCAACCCCAAGTTCTCCTCCTGGCTCGATAACCACATCGACTCTGCTCCTGACGCTGTCAAGGGTTTCGACATGGACGTTCGTCGGGGGGGCATTCAATTCCCGGAGCGAGTCAATCATGTAGTCGATAAGTTGTTTGCTATGACTATGGGGTTTGCTGACAATCTCTGGGATCGGGCGCCTACCTTCAAGCAATTCCTGTGGAAGCATACTCGTGAACTCATGCCTTTCGCCTCCGTCGATGCTCAGGCCGAGATCCTTGCCAATGCCCGCAAAGCCAACGTTCCCAATCGTGTACTACGATCACTTGAACGAATGGCTAAGCACTCAGCTGGCGACCTCTCTGCGAAGGAACTTGACCTTCTAGCTCGGGGCTACGCAGCTGACTCAGCTAAGCGTCTACTCTATGACCTTGCAGAACATGGGCAGCTAGCCGATGCAATGCGCATCATCACCCCATTTGCCAACGCCTACCAGGAAATCTTTGGTGCGTGGGGTAAGCTCCTCTCTGACATTGGTGGTCCTGGTATTACTGGTAAGCTGACTGGTCTTACCAAGGTTTCACGCCGTACCCAGCAAATTATCCAAGGTGCCCGAGGAGAAGACTTCGGTGCAGCTATGGGTTCTCCCGATGGTGAAGGCTTCTTCTTCAAGGATGAGTTTGGTCAGGAAGTCTTTGTTATCCCTGGCTCGCAATTCCTTACTCAAGCTGTCACTGCACGCTCAGGTGGACCGGGGGCAGCCGTCCCCCTAACCGGCTCAGTCCAGGGCCTGAACATGATGGGTAATATCCTTCCCGGCGTGGGTCCAGTGGGTGCTATTCCCGTTGCTTGGATGCTTCAGGATAAGCCTCAGTTCGACGGTATTCATGACCTCCTGCTCCCCTATGGTGCGCCTGGTGAACGCCAGCCTGCCGACGTTTCCCAGCTCCTCTCTTACGCCCCACCTTGGATGCGTAGAGCCTTCGATGCTGCCACCAATGGTGGGTATGATCAGCGTCAGTGGGCTAATGCCCAGAAGGATGTTATGGCCTATCTGTACTCTACAGGCCGCTATGACACCTCCTCCCGAGAGGGTATGCAGGAACTCCTTCAAGATGCTAAGTCCAAGACCAAGGATCTCTATTACATCCGGTCCTTTGCTCAATCCTTCTCCCCTACCACACCTGCATTCCGCTTCCTGGTAGAGGACAAATCTGGGCGCTTGCTCTCTACTGCTGTCCTTACCGAGGAGTACTATGACCTCCAGCAAGAAGACTATGACACAGCTGGCGAGCGCTTCATGGAGAAGTACGGGCCGGATGCCATTCTCGCAATCATCCCTCAGTCTGGTGCGTCTACATACGGAATCCCTCGCAACCAAGCTCAGCTCAGCTTTGTTATCAACCACCCCAAACTCAAGGGACTCTTCCCGTCAACCTACGGATTCTTCCTCCCCCAATCAGATGAATTCGACTACGACGTATACCTGAAGTCCTTCATGACGGGTGAGCGGGAAGATCTCTCACCCGACCAGTGGTTGAACCTCGCTAATAACATGCGGGGCGACATGCTATTCCGCCATTATAAGGACCAGCTTGGCGGCCGCAATGACAAGGCTGCTCGGGACTACCTGCGTAAGGTTCGACAGAAGATTCTTGCTCAGTACCCATCTGGCCCTACAGGACTCCCCGAGAAGCCCGATACAGCGGCCTTAGTTCGGGAGCTATACCACGCTGTGAAGGACTCCACTATTCGCTCGACTGACGCCGGGGAAGGCCTTGCTCTCTACCTAAAATACCGTGATGCGGCCGTAGCTCAGGCCAAGGCAGCCGGGAAGGACACCTCATCTGGCCTGCTGTCGTCCTCACAAGAGCTAGAGGGAACCCGTCAATGGCTTGACAACGTGGCCCATAAGGTCATAGACAAGCATCCGGATTTCCAGTTCTTGTGGGATATCGTCTTCTCTCGTGAGGTCGATCTCAATGAATAATCTACTTATGACTCTATTCCTTCTTTGGGCTTGGAGAAGCTACCATGCCCGGTAGTCGGTATCTGCCTGACGACGACCCGCTTGACGTAGGAGAACTCCCCCAACTTCCTACTGATAGCTCGGGTCCAATTGGGGTCCCATCTGACTATGAGACCCGTCCGTGGGAGTACAAGTTTGCTCCCTTTGATCCCAGCATTCCTCGTCGCTTTGGTGAGACTGCATCCCAGGAACTTCGCCGGGGTGATATGACCTCTGTCTCCACCGGTAAAGGTGGGGATGATAAGTGGCCTTACTACGACGGTGATGAATTCTTTCCTGGGCAGCTCCCCCCGGAATCAGTTGCCGCCCTACAGCGCAAGATGGCAGAGATTGGCCTACTCTCACCCAGTACCCGATTCCGCCTTGGAGTCTGGGATGATGCTTCTCGTAAGGCCTATCGCCTTCTCCTGGCATATGCCAATCAGCAGGGCATGAACTATAAGCAAGCTCTTACTCACATGGAAGCCACAGGTATGAACTTCACTGTGGATGAGCTTGGCAATATCATTCCTGTAGATCAGCAGACACGTGCTCCATTGGTAACTCAGACCACAGACCCAGAAGAACTCAAGCTTGTCTTCCGCAAAGCTGTGATCGATACGCTTGGCCAGGGTTGGGATCAGGGCAAGATTGACCAGATGGTCCGCTCCTATAACGACCTAGAGACCAAGCAACAGAGAGCTGCATACGACGCTGAACTCACTGGTGGGAATGTGGTCTCTGTTCCCTCTCCTGAAGCCTTCATTACAGCCCAAGCTACCGAACAAGATCCTGCCGCTGCCCAGGGTCAGGACATGCTCGAATACATGGATGACTTCCTTAAGCACGCCACTAGTCCTGCGTGGGGTTCATAATGCCCGTTTCCCCCGAAGAACTCCTCAATGGAGTCCAAGAACCACTTCGCTCTATTGCCCTCCAAATCGTCCGTGAATCTGGTGGGCGTATTGGTATTACTGGGCATGGTGGCTATCGCTCTCGTGCTCAGCAACAGAAGATGTATGACAACTACCTAAACGGTGGTAATCTCGCTGCTCGGCCTGGGCACTCCATGCATGAGCGTGGCATGGCAGTGGACTTCTCCGGCGACATGAAGCTCCTTGCTCAGCTTGCCGCTAAGCATGGTCTTTACAACTCTGTAGAGGGAGAACCCTGGCACTATATCCTCGGTGAAGGTCAGAAGTATCAAGGCTCTGATCATCCCGATTTCGACTACGATCTCACCGCTGATTCTGATCCTCAGTCTACCTTCCAGAATCGTATGATCGCCATCGAGCGAATCCTGGGTGGGGTGTCGCCGGTTGGCACCAACCCGATGACTAATCCTATGTCGTTCTTTGATGAGGAACTCAGCAGTATGGAGTTCCCTGGTCAAGAGTCAGAAGCCAACCAGAGCATCGCCCGAGTTTCAGCAGGGGCAGCAGCTTCAGGTTCAGCAGCAGCTCTACAAGCTTACGCCAAAGCTCAGCTGGGCAAGTATGGTTGGAGTCAGTCTGAAATGAACGCTCTCATCGAACTCTGGAATCGTGAGTCAGAGTGGAATCCTGCTGCTGATAACCCTACCTCTTCTGCCTATGGTATTGCTCAGCAGATGGAGTCAGTCCATGGTAAGGCTCCTCGTGATGGTCAAGGCCAAATCGACTGGGGACTCAACTACATCAAGTCACGCTATGGTTCACCCTCTCGTGCCCTGTCCTTCCACGACTCCCACAACTGGTACTAAGGAGGTTAAGTCTGATGGCTGATTCAGTAGACCAGCAAATCCGGGAACAGTTCCCATCTATGGCTTGGCTTCTTTCAGACCCCGAAATCGGCAAGCTTCTTCGTGATGCAGTAAACCCAGATATCGGCTTCTCACCACAAGCATTTGAGGCTAAGGTTAAGGGTACTACTTGGTATCGTACTCGTAACCAGGCTCAGCGTGACTGGGATATCCTTCGCCACACAGATCGTCGTACCGCTCAGCAACGACTTGCCCAATACACGGAGTCCGTTCGTCGTACTGCATTCAAGATGGGTGTTAACATTACCCCTGCTGAGCTTAAGTGGATCTCTGCTGCCGGTATTCAGAATGGCTGGGACCCTGCCGGTAACGAGATTATGGCTGGGATGACCAAGCTCTACTCCAAACATCCTATGGCTGGTGCTATCCAAACCGGCTCCAATCGTGCAATCGCCATCTCCCAAGGCGAGTACTTCATCCCCATGTCTAAGAAGGATGCTGATCGTTGGGGTATGTGGATTGCTCAGGGTATGAAGACCGAGCAGGACCTTGCTGAAGCCCTTAAGAAGCACGCCATCTCAAAGTTCCCATACCTCAAAGAACAGATCATGGCAGGCGAGACTCCTAACAGTATCTTTGCGCCACACAAACAAGCCATTGCCGCCACGCTCGACCTCTCCCCGGGTGAGGTCAACCTCATGAATGGCAAGTGGTCTAAGGTTCTGTCTACATACGACGGTAACCTTGGGCGTACCCGACCTATGACTGTCTATGAGGCTGAGGTTCTTGCTCGCCAAGATGAGCGTTACTGGGATACTAAGGGCGGCAAAGAGCAGCAGGCTAGTACCGCTAATCGGCTCCTCAGCGTCTTTGGTAAGAGGTCAATGTAATGGCTGTCTCACCCGTTATTGCTCGCATCCTCAATCAGTTCGGTCTTAGTTCTCTCATCCCCTGGGCGTCCAATGCCATGATCATGGGGTGGAGTGATGACCAGCTTCTCCTAGAACTCTATGAACGTCCTGAGTTCAACAACCGGTTCCCGGCCATCAAACAGCTTGAAGCTCAGGGTAAACTTGCACCCAGCCCTGAACAGTACATTGAATATGAGAATACCCTCCGTGCTGCCGGCCGTATGTGGGGTATGGACGTTACCCAGGATGAGATTAATCGCCTTATCGCTAATGGAGTCTCTCCTGCCGAAGCTCAAGAACGTATGAACATCGTTGGAGCTGCCACATATGAGGCCGCTCCTGAAACTCGTTCATCTCTAGAGCGCCTATATGGTATTTCCCAGGGCGATTTCATGCACTATTGGATGGACCCCAAGAATACTCTCGGCCGACTTCAGCAACAGTTCCGTACTGGACAAATTGCTGGTGCTGCTATGCGCACTAACAAGATGCAGCTGACAGTTCAAGAGGCTGAACGTCTTGCTGGTACTGGCATGTCTGAGAACCAGGCTGTATCGTCATTCGGAGAATTGATGAAGATGGAAGAACTCTTCCATGCTTTGTCTGGTAATGAATCCGAGATCTCGCAGGCATCTCAGATTGAGTTCCTGGCCGGCGACACGTCTGTAGGCAAAGAGGTCGAGAAGCGTGCCAGCGAACGTAAGGCTGAATTCGCTGGTGGTTCGGGGTATGGCGCCAACGAAGAGGGGTTCGCAGTGGGTGCAGCTTCATAGGTGGTTGCACCCCCATCCCCTTTCCGCTATATACTCCGTCCGAGATTTCAACACACCCGTCCACCTGTAGAACCTCCGATGCAGGTGAGTAGGAAATGGAGAGAGTAGTGCCCGATACGACCACAGAAGATCCGAAGGACCTTAGGACAAAGCTCGATAAGGCTCTTAAGGAACTTGCTGATACAAAGGCAGAACTTACCCCACTGAAGAACTTTAAGGTGGTTGCAGAGGCTGGGTATTCCCACCTCAACGAGCACCAGCAGAAGGCTCTGTTCAGTGGATTTAGTGATGCTGACACCATCGATGCCAAGGCAATCAAGGATGCTGCAAAGAACCTTGGATTTCAGCCCGCACCCACCCCCGTGCCTGCCGGTGTGCCAGACCCCAACAATCCTCAGGGCCAGGTACAGATTCCGGGACAGGTTCCCGGTCAGGTACACGGTCAAGGTGTAGTAGATCCCAATGTTCAGCAGAATCCTCAGCAATATCCTGGCCAGGTCCCTGGTCAGATGCCTGGTCAGATGGTTTCACCCACACCAGACCAGCAACTCGGTCAGCAGTTCGTGCCAAATCCTCAGCTTCCTCCTATCCCCGGTATGGTTCCCAATCCGTCACAGCAGGCCTACGAAGCTCAGCTTCAGGCTCAGATGGTTGCCGACGGTATTCAGGGACTCTCTGCCGCAGAGTACGCCAACATCATGGCTACTCGGCAGGGACGTGCTGGTGATGGGGCCTTCTCTCAGGCCATCAATGCAGCCCAGACTCCGGAACAGGCGTTGGGAATCGTCGCAACCCAGGGTAAGGGCGTTGGTCTAATCCTAGAATCGGATATCGACTAAGGCCGCATTGGGCATCGGTCCTAACTACTCATAAGGAACATACTCAAATGGCTGATGCCTTCACTAACACTACGACGCTTACGCAGGCTACCACAGCCTATGAGCGTCTCGCCTACTTCGCCTTGCGTTCGGAGCTGTACTTCGACGCTTGTGCCACCATCAAGCCGACTCGTCAGTCTCACCCTGGCTCGGCTGTTCTGTTCAACATCTACAACGACCTGGCACCTCAGATCACTCCACTGACTGAAGCTGCCGACGTTGATGCCATCGCCATCTCCGACAACGAAGTCACCATTTCGTTGAACGAGTACGGCGCTGCTGCTATGACCACTGCCAAGATCCGTGGTTACTCCTACTTGGTAGTCAGCATGGACGTCGCCAACGTCATCGGTTACAACGCTGGTCTGTCGCTCGACTGCCTGGCTCGTAACCCGCTGGTCGCTGGTACCAACGTCATCTATGCGGGTGCTGCTACCTCTCGTGTCACCATCGCCTCTACCCACAACCTGAAGGCTCGCAACGTTCGTGTTGCTGTAGCTCAGCTCAGCGATGCCAACGTTCAGCGTCTTGGTGGGTACTACCGAGGCTTCTTCGCTGCTGCTACTGAGCTTGACCTTCGGGAAGAGACCGGTGCCGCTGCGTGGCGTGACCCTCACACCTATGCTCAGCCCCAGCAGATTTGGAATGGTGAGACCGGCCTCTTTGAAGGCGTTGCGTTCATCACCACTCCTCGCCTGACTGCTCCTAACCTGGCCGCTGGTCAGGGTGGTCCTGGTGGCTTCGTTGACGGTGGTGTTGGCGGTACTGTGGACGTCTACCCGACGATCATCCTGGGCAACCAGGCGCTCGCCAAGACGTTCTCTCGGGCCGTGTCTGCACCTCTCCCCCAGATCATCCTCGGTACTGTCGTTGACAAGTTGCAGCGCCTCGTGCCGATCGGTTGGTACTGGAACGGTGGTTACGGTCGGTTCCGTGAGGAGTCGATCCGTCGAATCGAAGCCGCTTCCACCATTGGTGCCAACTAGTCCTAACTAGCCTTAGCAGGCACACTCACTACCAACACACCAACCCAACATCCATGCCAGAAGGGCCAGGGTCACAAAGGCCCTGGCCCTTCTCTAGTTAAGGACTATCATGGACCTTCAAGGAATTTTTCAGTCAGTTCATGACCCAGCTAACAATGCACTCCGCATTAGCTCGGCTCCTGACGTCATCTACATCCCAGTCAACTCCATGGCTGTCCACACTGGCACGCCTACCATCGTTGTCACTAACGACTGGCCTCGTGCTCAGTTTGCCGATGCTGCTACCACCACAATGGTCGGTACGTTCAGCCCGCCACCGACCTGGTCTCGTATGTCTATGGGGTTCTGGTTCACCTCTACAGTCTCCTCCAACAACCAGCGTTGGCGTCTTGCTATGAAGGAAGCTCGGGCTTTCCAGGACAACATCACTGACGCCTATGAGCAGGATGTCTCGGCTACTCACACCATCTTTACCGCTGGCATCATGCACAAGGCCAGCGATCAGATCCTCAACTACACACTCGTCCCCGGTGCCCTTGGTGGGTCTCACTACCAGTTCCTTATTTCCCGCATTGGTGCTGACGGTGCTGACTCCAATACTGGTATTGGTGAACTCTTCGGCGTCTATGCTGCAAGGGCGTAATCATGGAACTCGACGGCATCTTCCAGGCAGTGTTCAATAACAGCACCACATCTCCAAGACTTAATACTGTCACCATGAATAAGACCGCTGTCCCACCTACCCTCAACACCAAGGGTGGCGAGGCTCAGGGTATCCTCAATGCCTGCTTTGACTCTGCCAACAACCGCCTGAGGATCGTGCCTGTCTAATGCCTACGTTCACGCCACCTATCACAGAGGGTGTCGCCTGGGGTGATACCGGTAACGACTCAGACAAGCTCATGCGCCACTACGGTGCTGTACCTACCGGTACTACTGTCTGGCAGGATCAAGCACTCAACTGGCATGAGCAGCAGTACCCGTACCAGGGTCGGCCAGATAGTCCCGGCCTAGATCAAGCTCGACGTGTATACACAGGTGGGCATGTTCATGAGATCACTCCAACCCAGTATGTAGAACTCTTTGCTGCTGGGTATGCGGACCGTCTCAACATTGCCGACGTAGAAATGATTTGGCGTCCTGATCAAATCTCTAAGCTCGCCCGATCCAACATGTCATTTAGTGGTGATGGAGCTGTACCCGCCAACCCTACTGTAGGTGGGGATCAACGTGGTGCTTTCACCCTCTCTGCTGGTCCTGTAGATAGCTCAGGTGGGCAGAGGGATTTCTGGCTCCATAGCGATATTCTCTACACCGACTTTGAGGTCGAGACTACCCTAGACAATATTGACTATGGTGTTGCTGGTCGTCTTCAACAGGGCGGTATCGTCGTTCGCTACCAAGAGATCGGTGGTCTGAAGTACGGCGTTACCATCAACAATAACGTCTTCTTCTTCGTCCCCTTTATTAACGTGGGTGTGTGGAAGGCAAACCTGGACGGTACTGGCTTTATCAACCGCCAGTACAACTTCCCTAACGGTTCTCAGTTTGATCCTCTCTTTCCACACAAGCTTGCTATCAGGCTCACTGATAACATCTGCCAAGTCCGAACCTGGCAAGATGGCAAGCCTCCGCCTCCATGGTCTAACAACCTCACTTCATATACCAACTCGAAGGCTATCAACCTTGATGTCGATGCTGGCTCTCCGGCAGAAGTAGCTAATATCCCCACCCCTGTTGGGCGTGGTGGTGCTGGCTTCATGGCTTGCCACCTTGGCACCTCAGCCATCATCAAATACGGCCGTACTACTTTCCACAATCAGGACAATGGTTAACATGACACATCCTGCCTGCTGTAAAGATCCTGATAACTGCGATCTTTCCTACGCTGATCACCTTCGTGGGATCGTTATGGGAGCCTCTGCTATCCCCAATCGAGCAATCACCCTGACACCCGGTTCCCCCAATGAACCTGCGATCCAAACCGAGATCCGAGAGAAACGTTGGCAGCGTGATATGGCTGCATTCCGCCGGCTTCACAAGGATGGAGTCACCCCACCTCAGATTGATGGTGCTGCCCTCCGTGAACGTGAGGGTAAGACCGTGTACGATATCACTCAACGCCCAGTCACTATTGATAGAAGTGACCCCAGATAGGGAGCTGTCCTATGCGCTATTCCTCACAGAAGGTTAAGACCCGCACCCCTCAGACTCGTGCTGGTAAGGGTAAGCGAGGCTCTAAGCACAACATCGTCTTCCAGCCCGCTAAGGGACAGTCTGGCAAGCGTGTTCCTACTCTTGGCGAGCAGGTTCCCCGTACTCGTCCTGGCCCCCGATAGATATTAGGACTCATCAATGACCACGCTTCAGGCTTGCATCGATGAAGCAAGAGATCATCTAAATACAGGGCAGCCTGACCGTGTCAATGTCCTGGCTACATCGATCGACAACTCCCCTGCCACTGTTTCTGTCTCATTTCAACATGCGGTAGAAGGTGTCGCCCCCGGTACCCGAATCAGCATCGGCCTAGAGAACATGCACGTGGTGGGCGTATCCGGTACTACTGCTACCGTGATCCGAGCCTTTAACGGTACTGACATCTCAGCTCATACTGCTGGTGACTTGATCCGTATCAACCCTCAGTTCCCGGATTCACGCATCAAGAAATTCATCAATAGGTGTATTGAAGGTTTGCCTGGTGATGGCCTCTACCGCATCCTGGATACCGAGTTCACATACACTCCCAGCGTCTCCGGTTATGGCATCACTGCACCTAACCTTCTGAACGTCTGGCGGGTGCGATATGATTATCCTGGTCCCCAACGTGACTGGCCTCTTCTCGCTCCACAGGACTACCTCGTTGATGAGAACCCCAATGAGACTGACTTCCCCAGCGGAGTTCAGATTGTTCTACGCCAAGGTGGTTATCCTGGGCGTAAGGTTCGGGTCTCGTACAAGGCCTCATTTAATACCCTCTCTGCTCTAACTGACACGCTCGAAACCACTGCTGGACTTCATAACTCGGCACATGAGATCCCTGCTATGGGTGCTGCTCTCCGCTGCCTGTACGGTCGAGACATCAAGCGCTCATTCCTAAACCGTCAGCCTGAGCCTCGCCGGCAGGAAGAGGTACCACCTGGTGCGGCTAGCCAGGCAATGCGTCCTCTACTCCAAGCCTATTACGACGCTGTCGACCGTGAGATCCGTTACCTAGAGCGCAAGTACCAAACCCAGATGTAGGTGTCATGGGCTTCGACCTTCACTCCGATCTTCATACGCCATTCTACCTAGGCGGGGGTACGTCCTCGCTAACTCCGTTTATCGCTGATGCTGCTATCGGTGGTCATAGCTACATGATTGATTGGAAGGCAGAACTCCCCCTTGTCTTCCGTAGCGTTCCTCTGCTCCGTAACCAGGCTGACGATTCAGAGCTTCCCGGCGAGCACTCAATCAATCCTGAGGGTTGGTGGCGTCGTAGTGGTGAGTCTTGGCATTTCGGTGCTGGACAGGACCAGTTTGATCGCAAGGACTCCAACCCTTACCGCTTCCGCACTAGCCGAGGCATGGATGTTTGGACTAAGTGGCATCTATCCTTGCTTCCTGACACAGACGCTAAGGCTGTCTCAGCTGCAACCAATCAGAAGGTTATAGTCGCTGGTGCATATCTCTATTACACGGACGGTACAGTTCTTCGCCGCACCCAGGACATCACAGTAGATACCCCCACCTTTACTACTATCACTGGTACTCCTGGCACTGCTCCCACTGACATCACCACTGACGGATTTAATATCATCACCTGTCACGGTGCAGCTGGTATCTATAAGACCACTCGTGGAGCTGCCGCTGTAGGTGGTGCTGCTCACATCACAGGTACAGTAACAAAGCTTGGATTCGTCAAGAACCGCTTCCTTGCTGCCAACGCTAACAGTCTCTATGACATTACAGCTCTTACGGTAGGTGCAGGTGGTGCACTGCCGGCTGCGTTCTACACTCACCCCAACACTGACTTTACCTGGGTGGGGTTTGCTGAAGGTGACGCCGCTATCTATGCAGCTGGCTTCTCTGGTGACAAGTCGATCATCTATAGGACTGCTGTCAAACAGGACGGTACTGCTCTCGATAGTCCAGTGGTTGCTGGTCGCCTCCCCGAGGGTGAGATCGTCTCTTCGATCTACGGTTACCTAGGTCGTTTCATTGTCATCGGTACGAACCAAGGTTTCAGATTCGCTCTAACCAAGGATTCTGGCGACCTCAGTATTGGCAAGCTCGTTCCTACTACCCTTGCCGTACAATGCTTTGAAGGTCAGGGACCACACATCTGGTTTGGTTGGGGTAACTTCGATTCCACCCATACTGGCTTGGGCCGGATGTCGATTGAGTTCATCACTGATACCGAGCTGCTAGTTCCCGCCTACGCCTCAGATCTCATGGTATCAGGACAGACAGCTAACGTTTCTAGTGTAGTCACCTTCCAGAATCTCCGAGTCTTCACCGTTAACGGCATTGGCATGTGGGCACAGCACGCCACCAACCTCGTTGCAGATGGCTACCTAGACACAGGTGAGATCTCATACAATATGACTGAGAAGAAGATCGGCATTAGTATCGACGCTCAGCATATGGGTGAAGAGGGTATGCACGAAATCCTCATCTCAGCTGACGGTGGACCATTCGTATCTCTCGGTATTCACGAAGCTCACCTCTTCCCTAGAGATCTAGGAACATCCGAGGCAGCGTTCTTTGAGTTCCGCCACGTGCTGTACCGGGATGCTGGTGACGCTACTGCCGGTCTATCTATCCACTCTTGGCTGCTACTGGTTCAGCCGCTTTCCAACCCCACCGAGAACATCTACATGACTATTATCCTCGCACCTCAGGTAGAGGATAATGACGATGGATGGCTTACCTATGACACGCTAGAAGAAATGGACTTCCTTTCTGCTCTAGCTGTCACCAAGGAAATCACCACATGTCAAGCGCTCGATCGCCTTTACTCTGTCGTCGTTGACGACTACGAGCTTCCAGTACAGCGTGTCCAGCGAGGCATCGAAGGTATGTCAGGTTTCAACGGTTCCATCTTGCTCAAGATGAAACGAGTCTCATAAGGATCATCATGGCTGTCAGAGAATACAAGGGTAACGCCGTTGCTACCACACTGGTAGCCGACATCACCAGCACCTCTCTCACCTTCCAAATCGCCTCTACTACAGGCTGGCCTACAGGTGGAGTCAACGGCAAGTTTTGGGTGGTGTTCAACCGTGGTCAGGCCACCGAGGAAGCGGTCCTATGTCTCTCTCGTTCAGGCTCCACGATCACCGTGGAGAGCACGAGCGACCGAGGTAAGGACGACACGTCTGCGGCCGGTCACTTCGGCGGAGAGTCAGTTGAGCACACTAGTTCGGCCGACGACTTCCGTGAGGCTAATGCCCATATCAACACCACAACTCGGGATGACCACACCCAGTACATGAAGACTGACGGTACTCGGCATGATCTTGCTGCACGTCATACCTTCGGTGTACTCGGCTGGACCCCAGGTACTCCTACTACTATTCTCCCCGATGATGCTGCCTCGCTCGGCACAGATGGTCACCCCGCCAGAGGTGACCATAAGCACGCCATTGCTACCGCTGCCGCAGTGGACATCGGTACTGCACTGTCTGAGGGTGCATCAACATCTTTTGCACGAGCTGACCATGGACATAAGATCGGTGCTGGCGCTATCAACGCTGCTAGCCTGTTGGGTGCAGGTGTAGTTGACTCGACTGCTCTAGCGGCTGCATCCGTCATTGCGGGTAAGCTTGCGGCTGGTTCTATTAACGCTCAGAACTTGTTCACCAACGAGTCTGTTCCACCTACTGGTGTTGGCATCTCAGTCAACACCTACACTCCTACCCTGTTTAACATCACCCTCGGTACCGGTGGCTCTCCCACTAACACAGCACTGTGGATTAAGGTGGGGCGCATCGTTATCGTCTGGGGCCTGATCATTCTGGGTAACACTGGTGACGTGACTGGCGATATCAGCATCGGTCTTCCCTCTGGCCAGAACGCCTACGACCCCTCCATCCCGAGTTTCTGCTATCTTGGTGCTGCCCAAGGTCTTGATGGCACTACACGCTGGGCCTCGGTGGGTGTTATCAGACCAGACACCAACCCTGACCGTATCTCCGCCTTCGGTACTGCTGGTCAGTCCTGGGATAACACCAACCCCTTCAACTGGGGTGCAGGCGACTTGATGCGCTGGTTTACCGCCTATATCACCGCTGCTGTATAAGGAGGATGAGGATGCTTCTATACCCTACAGCACAATGGGACCCACTCGGGAAACAGACTGAGCCTGCGATGAAGGCTCACGACTTTGCCTGTGTGCATACCATGGCTGGGTACTTCGATGGTACTGACGCTATGTTCCATAGAGAAGGCTATGGTGGGTTGGAATCCCACTTTGGTCTAAGGCATGATGGTTTCATGAAACAGTGGCAGGACTGTATGTTTGAAGCCGATGCTAACTTCAATGGCAACTGGCATGTAGTCAGCCTAGAGACACAGGATAAGGGTGGACCTTTCCCTGTCTGGGTTAAGGCTGAGGATATCCCACCCTGGACTCCTGCTCAGTTTGAGGCGATTGTCAAGTGGCTTCTGTGGATCACTGATATTAGAACCCACGCTAACTGCCCTAGTACTTGGAAGTGTCGTGGGAGTGGAATACCGCTAGCTTTAGTACCAGATACCAAGCCAGGCCGACGTGGCTGTGCATACCATCGTCAGGGTATTGATCCTTGGCGGGTAGATGGTGGCGAACAGTGGTCGGCTGGTAGTGGCAAGCCTTGCCCAGGTAATGCTCGTGTTCAGCAGTATGGTCATGCTATAACTGAAGCTCAGCGTAGAACCCGACCCCCGATTGAATTGTTAGGAGACACCATGTTTATGTTCAGGAATCGTGAGAAGGCTAGCCCTACCTGGTTCTGTGATGCTGGTAAGAAGGTTGGCTTGAATGAATCAACTGACGTGCCTACCTTCACTAATCAGGGTGTAGTTACCTTCCAACTTGACGACGATACGTACCAGAAGTTCATCAATACCTATCCTGGCTCGTAGTAGATGTTCTGGGTCGCTCTTACAGCGGTAGGTTCTTTCATTGCTGCACTAGGTGGCATAGGTCTGAACATTGCCTCTCGTATACAGCAAAGCAAAGAGTCAGGCGCTAAGGAATCTGCCACTATTGCCCAGGTTGGTGTAGACCTTATCAAGGAAGCCAACGCCCGACAGGAGAAGTACATTATCCAGCTAGTTGGCGATATTGGTAGAGTCGAAGGCCAATTGGCTGAATGCAAGGAAGAACGGCATCTTCTTATGAGTGAGAACAAGGAACTCAAGGAAGACAATGTAACGCTCAAGGCCCAGGTCGGTGAAGCTAGGGCTGAGATCCAAGATCTAAGAGAACGCCTAGAGAAGGCTGGCCTCTAATGGGTAATTGGATCAAGCAAAGTTGGGCAGAGATTAGGCATGATCCTTTGGGTACGCTGAGGGATCTATTCACCTATGCCGCCGTAATCCTTGCTGCCATAGCTGCTATCGGCTCGTACAAGAACAGTACTGACATCAAGCAAATCTCTCACGAGAGCATTCAGCGCCAGTGCGAAATGGCATTTGCTAACGGGCAGGCTATCATCAAGACAGCTTCCCGAAATGAGCGACCCAGTCCAGAAGTTATTGAAGCTTATCGTAAGAACATTGAGGATGGAGCTAATGAAGTCCTCAACAAGTACGATATTGATTTCCATTGTGAGATCCCTCCGATTGTTGCCGAGGGGAAAGAAAGGTAGAAGTAATGTCCAACGTTCTTTACACGTGCGGCCACGAGGGATGCGGGTCACGTCTCTTCGCTGCCCCTGGTGGCACCAAGTTGAAGTGCCGACACCACCCCGAGGATGGGTACATTCAGCGAGAGGATGCTGCCGGTAACCTGTTCCTTTACACTGAGGAGAAGGGTAAGGTGGCTGGCAAGGGTAAGGCCGCCGGCCGAGCCTCAGGTAAGACGGCTATTGGTAAGCAAACCAAGGCTAAGAACCCTATCGAGCCAAAGGTTGTTGCACCTGGGAATGTCGACGTTAACCCAGATGGTCAGACCGTCATCGATGTCGATGCGCTACCCGAGGACTTGCCGGGTTTGAGGCGAGTCTATGAGCAGGTCTTCGGTGAGAGTCCTGACAAGCGTTTCCGGGAAGCTAAGCTCTCCACCCAGATCAAGGTCGAATTGGAACGTCAGGCTGAAGAGGAAGCCGCCCAGCGAGATCTTCCTCCGGAAAGCGATGACAACCAGACCGTAGATAGCAACGACGAAGAGGAGTAACTATGATTGCACTTGTTGCAGCAATCATCATGTTCCTGCGAGCGGTTCATGTGCTTAATGATAGTGCTGATGTGGAGTGGGCACTGGTAGCAGCGTCCTTCTTCTTCCTGCACTTCGCCATTGAGTATCCGCTTGGCAGTTGGAGGAGAGACTGATGCTTGATTGGATCAAATCCTTCCCTGAACTCTACTACCGAGCTAAGGCTGTCTATAACGCTCTCATCCTTCTGGTAACCGGTATCGGTATGGTAGTTGCCGATAAGGCCGTAAGTTTGGATGAGGCTAAGTACATCGTGTTCCTGGCCGGTGCAGTTATCGCAGCTTGGACTGTCGAGCGCACCAGGAATGGCCCCAAGCCGCCGGAACTCCCGGTGCTGGACTACGACGAAGCCTTCCGAGGACGGTCTGTCGATTAGTTCAGAAGTACTGTACGTCGATCGGGCTATCGGGTCGACGTCGAGCTGGTGATCGCCACGCCGGCATGAGCTGCTACACTGGCCGAGCCGTGCGTTGCTGGTCATGGGCATCACTGGCTCCTTTCCGATAGAAGGCCCCCAACCTTGAGTGGTTGGGGGCCTTCGTCGTTATAGAGCTAGTTGTTAGAGGATGCGGTGTAGGGGTGTGCGTCTACCGTGTTGACCCTTGTGATTAGGATCTTTCTTGCATGTGAATTGGCGCCGCTTCCCATACTTCTTACCACAGATAGATCTAGGCTTTGAACCCTGCCGTCTTAAGGAGGACTTCATTCCCTAGTTTCCTCTGCCTCACGATGAACACTGCCCGGTGTAGGTTCTTCATTCCAAGTAGCGGGACCTCGGCGTAGTGACTGACGATTTCTGTGCGCCTCTCTCCCGGCTTCCACCCGTGCTCTGGTATCGGCAGTGGTACTCGGGTGTGGATCAAAGGTCTGTTCCTCATTCCAAACTGATTGGCGAGTTGGATAATTCGCCATCTTGCGTCTTGCCTTGCTGACCTCTGATTCTTCCTTTGCTCGGCGGAGCTTCTCAACGATCTCCCTTTCTTTACTAATTCCACCTTTGGGCGGTGCACCTGGTGTGGCAGTAAATATGTCATGAACAGACTTAGTGATCTCCCTCGCTAGAAGGTTGTACTGCTCCTGTGGACTGAGCTCAAAGTATAGCTCTGGCCTAGCTTGGAAGACAGGCAGATGAGATACAACATGAGAGGTCTGTGGAGGTAGTTTCTTATCAGCACGAATGGCTCTACCAGTACGGATGTTACTACTAATTTCTATCCAGTCTCTTGGCGGCAGGCCTACTTCTGCTCTGGCCTCATTGATTGTCCGCCTGATCTCTTCTCTAGTCAGCTCCCAATATCGATAGTTCCAATCGTAGTCAATCCCATCCATTGTAGTCCTTCCATCACAGTCCTAACGTTAGCTGGGGTGGTATTGGCCTCTTCCATTTCGTACTGTCAGACTTCCACCAGTCTCTGTGAGCTTTAGTAGTACAGGCGGGAATCTCTTGAGTCAATGTACGCTTTCGACAGTACACACAGTACTCGTTGTCGATAAGCTCTAGTTCCGTATAAGCAAGCGCATCACCAAAGTTGTAAAGATCTCGCTCCCATTCGGCCCGGATAGTCTTATCCTTGTTTCTATTCAAATAGCTAGGGTGGTACACCGGGTAGATAATCTTCCCATGTACCTTGATGAACAGACCTAAGGCGGGGGTCAGTTTAGCGTGGGGAAGTAGTGACTGTAATGCTACCCGTCCACACACAAGAACATTCTCACAGGGTACAGCATCTAACTGAGCCTTAAGGTTATCGTGGCATTGGATAATGTGGCGATCCTCGGGAGTGCCATGGGGCCAGCAGGACACAGCATTCATGTAGATCGCAGCGTCAGGGTTGATCCCTACCTTCCTGAGCGTCTTGCGTAGAAGCTGGCCTGCTGGACCTATGAATGGCTTACCTTTGTAGTCTTCTAGTCGACCTGGGGCTTCACCTAGGACTATGAAGTTAGGCGTCTGGAGAGTCTGTTGATTCGTCCCACTGGACTGTGACTGGGTTCTTGGGGTCTGGCTTGTGGACGTAGATCTTGCCTGTGATGTTGTCGTGATATCCGCCTGTCGTGGAATCGGGGTCGGCAGACTCATCGGCACTGGTGTCCGGCAGTTCTCCACCAGCTCGCACATCTCGCACGTCAGAACTTGCGTCTGAGCTTGGACTATCTTCCTCGCTGCTAGGGCTGGGTTCGTCATTGGGCTCAGGGTCCTCCGGCCACATCGTAGCTACACAGTCTCTAACTGTCCTCAATGTGCACTCCCCACAGAAGTGCTCTCCCCACTGAGTTACTGGCATGATGTTAATCTGTATACCGGTGTCAGGAGAGTAGTAAGGATATGGTTTTCCCATTTCCCACTGAACATTCATATCGGTGGTTGGAGCCTCTCGCCAAACACCAGGACCAAATGCCTCGGCCGCTACAACAATCTTACTACATGAATCACATTCGTACTTGATCACAGCTTCCTCACGATCGCTGATCCGTTAATACCATCGACAATCTTAGTCAGATGGCGCTTACATGCATACATAGTTGTTTGGGCGGGCTGACCGGGGCGAGCTACATCACCTACACCCCTGATCATGTACGTAGCAAGCGTCTGGTTATCCTCACTGCATACGGGCGGTTCGTTACCTGCAAACTCAACGACCATTACTCCTCCTCGTGTCCGGTGTGTCCAGCGTGGTCTTGATTCCAGACACAATGAGCGCTAATCGGGTAGTCATCCCACACATACACCTGATCCTTATCGCAGGGCATAGGAATCTCGACTGTTTCACCAGCACTCATAATAGCATCGCCGATCGACCATGCAACCTTGAAACACACTACTACCACAAGCGTCAAGATTATAAGCTCAACCGCTCGCCAGAGTGCCTTCTCCTGATTTCGATCCATTAGTTTCTTTCTTGTTGAACATGTTCCAAATTCGATCTGCCAACCCCTTACCGATCCCAGGCACAGATAGCAGTTCTTCCTTGCTAACACTTAGCATAAACGGGAAGCCAACCTTCTCCATGATGGCCTTAGCCCGCTTCACACTGATACCTGGAATGCCTTGGATCATGTGGAGTTGGTAGTCCTCGTCGTCGATATCACCCCAGAATCCATTTGTTCCCTTGGGTCCGGGTCTTGACGAGAGACTGTTATGGTTAGTCTTGTTCGACCACATGCGCATCGTGTCGATAAATGCGACAGTGTCGCTGAGGGAGTGTGTGGTATGTACTTGTATCCCTCGCAGTTGCACGGAAGCGAGATAAGCCCGATGTTGGGGTTCTGTCCAGGCCCATCGCTTTCCGTTGACTGGTCTGAGGAGTCGGCCATCAACGGTCCAGTGGCCTTTACCTTCAAGTAGAAGAATGGCAAGGTCCAATCCTTTCATCATGGCGTACTCACGGTTAAGCCTACCGTCGAATACTGACGCTAGGAAGTCATCGGGGAAGCGCTTGCGTTGGATGCCGCACTTTCCCATATATGACTCCCAATAGATATCCACACCATATTCCTCAGGTAGCAGTGTAGATATGCCGAGTTTCTTTAGGTCCCAAGGTTCGGTGGGAGCGATATAGAGGGGATCAGTCATCTAGCTTCCATCTCCAAATCTCCGGCGCCTTGGTGTACAGCATGTATTTCTTAGCGTTATCGGGATCATCGCCAATCAGCAGAAGACAGGTTTGACCTTCATCTACTTTGACACCTCGGAGCGGCTTTGTATATAGGTGTCTGCCTGACTGAGCAATTACCAGTGACTCAACTACCCGATTCCCTGCGTACTTTGCCATTATGCATACTCCAACCTCATAGCGCTATGCCGGCCAGGCTTCCTCAAATGGTAACTATCCTGACATCCATAACACCCCACACCTGTGCACTTGAAATGCTCATCAAGAATGCAGCTAGTACAGAACCTATGCTTGACTCCCCAGGCAATCATAAGTAGGAAGTTTGTCGGGGAGTTCATAGCTCCATCCTTTCTTGTGTACCGTAGATTGTTCTAAGAAAGTAGAGACAGCATTTAAGCACATCCACTTCCACGGTTGAATACTTCTTATCGCCGGCTAGGGTGATCTCTTGGTTCAGTCGCTTGATAGTATCCTCTAGTTCATCTCGGTCGATCTTCACCATCGTAAGGCTCCCATCGCCACTGATACTTGTCCTTAGAGATCAGCTTGAATGGTTTGGTCATAGTCCCGAGACTTGATCCACCCACTACGATGTTAGCTACATCTCCAACCTCAAAGTCTGCCCTCGGAAAGGGAAGTGTAATCAGCTCATCTGCCATCCTGCCACTCCTACCAAATACTCAAGGAAGAAGTCCTCCATCTTTTCGCCCCGAGTGTGATTGTTCTGCATAGTCACACCCAGACGCCTACGGTTACCCCAGCGCTCTTTAGCCGTAGTAACCTTGTGCGCTCGCTTACCACCCTTGCCATAGATACCCTGTACCCGCAAGAATGTGTGGTAGCGGAATGGATCGTCCTTCTGTCCGTCCGGCTTATATCCGACATGACCAAAGATCTCAGTGACCTCATCGGCTTCCTTGGTCCGGCCGCTTTCTGATTCCTTCAGTAGCTTCTTCTCGCCATACATGAGGAACCGATGACCTGGCCCCATAAGGATGTAGTTGTTGGCAAGGCTCTGGTATCGAGCGTTCGGCATACCCCAATCCCAACCCTTGATCGGGTATTCATCGAGCACGCCTGTCTGCTCCCAAAGATCACCAACGTCCTCTAGCTTCTTACCCGACTTGGACTTGGTGAGAATCCTCGCATACTCGTTCTGGGTGGCTGACCATCCCATAGGCATAAGGTCAACAGACAACCAATCCTCGGGGGTAAGCATCTTGTGGTACTTCTTAGCAGCATCAATGTACTCTTGGAAGTAGAGCACTTCCGTCCACTCGATATTGGGGAGGCTGCTGAACTCGGGATTGCAGTAGAGGACATCCCAGCTGGTGTCTGTGTTGATGCCATAGAACCGAGCCTTGGAACCTAGGTCATGGTGCCACTTCGCCAGCGTAAAGAACATGTGGGTCTTACCGGCATCGGGCGGACCATAGACACCAATACGTTCCTTGATGAGATTACCATTCGGCATCCTCGGTGGGGTGATTGCCACTACTTAGGCCTCCTACTGAAATCGTCATCGGCTAGGCGAACAGGGGTGGCTCCTCTATGCTGCATCCCTACCCGTACGTTCTCTGCGAACTCTTTGCCATAGGCCTTATATGCAGCACCACCCACCTTGAGTCTCCACTCAGCACATTCCACAGCTAAGGCGTAACAACGCTTCCTCAGGATACGAACCTCCTCAGCAGTCTTGTAGGCAGAGTGACGGAGCTTCTTCCTCCGCCATCTACTGTTGAAGATCTTGTCAAGCCAGGTGGTGTCTTGGCGGTAGGTGAAATCGTTGGGAGTGAATACTGTGAAGTCCTGGCTCGTACTCATGAGTGGATCTCGTGCTCTAGTTCGTGCTCAAGTTGAGCAAGACCTATAGCCAATTCACTTGCCTTTTGTTTGGCGATACTCCCACCTGGTACAGCGTTCATAGAGTGGAGGTTGTCGTCAGCGAGACTGCTGAAACGGCTAATACGTTCTAGGATATCGGACTTAGTAAGCA